TCGACCGAAGGCGATCGTTTATCGACGGCCGCTTGTATCGTCCCGTGTCTATCCAGTGCCAAGTTTTAACCCCTGTTGACGCGTTTGTTAGTGCAACTTGCCACCCACGTTGGAGTCGATGGATATTATCCCATCTGGTCGGACGTATCTCACTCAGTAGGGTGATGTCGGACACGTCCACTTTGTGTGAATGATCGACGTTTGTTCGATCATAGTCTCTGTTGTTGTTAAAAAGATCACGATCACTCATGCCCTCAGACTTCTCGATCGCCTGCTCTAAAGTATCAGCTTCAATCTCGATCGTCCGCCCACTCTCTTCATCATAAATATCGAATACCATAACATTACCCCTCGCTTGGTTGGTTGCGCAATCGGCCACGATGGCCGCGCACAATAAAAAAATGACCAGTGCCCAACCTAGGACACTGGCCACAAAGTCTAACTCTTTGTTTGAATGATTCACTATGCCTTGACCCAATATCCAGAGTTCACACCGTGACGGGCTAAACTCTTGAACACTTGAGGGACCATAGGATCATCAGCCACGTTACGAGCAAACCAGATAGCGGCCGCGCTCAAGCTGTAGACCTTCGCATATCTCAAAGCTTCTTCAGCTAAGTCATAATGATCTAGCCCGTCGATCGTAGCCTCACACGTTCCGTTGCCGTCGCGGTAGCACTCGACAACGTCCGCTAACATGTGGAGTAGCTCTGGAACGTATTGCTTGTTACTGTGTCGCATTCGAAGTTGCTTAGTCATTTGTTACCCCTGTTTGGTTGGTTGGTATGGGGCGACACTACATAACTTTCCGTCAGAGCGCAAGAACTAAGCCGAAACTTTTCTGACAGCTTGCAAGAATCTGGAAGGGTGGGCCTATCCTCTCGATTGATCGAGACGGGATAGAGTAGGCCAGAGATCCAGCCTGTGCCCCCATAGACACCGACCACCCCTAGCTGCAGCACCCCTCGCCCAAGATAGTAACGCGCGCGTGTTCCTTACTGCAGCCTGTCTCACAATTATCCAGTAGTCCTACGGAACTACTGACCACCTAGAACGTGGTTTGCTCTCGATATTTAAGTCTATACTACCCTTTCATATCGCGAACCAATTTTTGGGTTTCCGAAAACCAACACCGTGTATTACACCAATGTAACATCTGTAGTAGTACGAGGTCCCAGGGGGGATTGTAAGGGGGGTGGGTGGTTATGTTGTCAATTATTATTTGTAAAGTTGTTGTGATCTTGGGGTGTTAGAAGACAGGGTGTAATAAAAAACTGTTAATACCCAGGATCACACAGTATAAACCCAGTATTGGAGTATGTATGGCTAGACCTAGTAAGTTTACTGACACTCGTTGTCGTATTATATTGGATGCTTTGGCTGATGGTCAGACGTATCAGGTGGCAGCTACGATGGCTGGTGTTAGTGCTGGTACGTTGAGTGGTTGGTTGAAGGATGAAGAGAAGCTTGAGTTTTTTGAGAAGTGTAAAGCTGCGGAGGCTCAGGCTGAAGCGAAGCTCGTTGCATGTGTGCATGACCATGCCGGTAGTGATTGGAAGGCTGCTAAGTGGTTACTTGCTCGTAGATACAACCATTGGCGTGAGGTTCCGATCCAAGACCAGCAAATAGCCGACGAGCTTAATAAGCTCAAAGTCTTGAAGGCCCAGGTGGAGTTAGAGTACGCTCAGTCCAAATTAGAGATGCTTCGTTCTCAGGATGCGGAGGATGTGTCTCTATTGGCAATACTTAACGAACCTGCGGCAATAGAACACACAGAGGAAGCAAATGAAAGCAGACCCGCAAATGAAAAAAGCAGCACTACAAATGCTGAAGAAACTGGACAGCGTTCCGATGGACAAGGTGACGGGAGTGTCTCTCAGCCTGATGCTAGGTAAGCCCAAGCATGCGAAAAAGGAACATCACGATGAGGAGCACGAGGAGCACGCACCAGAGAGCGGACTCGAGGAAGGTATCACCGAGCTCCTTGAAAACTGGACAGAGCGCGATAAGGACACACTTGCAGGTGAGTATTATCATGATTTGAAGCGTCTCGCTGATTCCCATGGTATTAAGGTAGACGGAGACGATGAAGACTCCGAGGAAAAAGATAACCCCCACAACTCTGACGAAGAGGAGTCCTACTAATGGCTACTGAAACTCAACGCGTAAGCGCAACCGTTGCTGGCGGAGCCGGGTCCGTAACAAACGTCGATGTCTACCCGCCTAAGTCAACATTCTTTAACACTGCTACCAGCCAAAAGTTTTTGGTTAATGGTGTTGAACAAGCCCTTACTGGCTATAGCGTGTTAGACGCTGCGGTAAAGCCTGCGGAGTATGACACTCTTGAGGTCATCATGGGGTGGAGCGACAAGAGCGGAACTGTTGCTGTAACCCCGTCTGTGCAGACTAGCTCGGATGGGGTTTACTGGGTTAACCACACCACCGCCACGGGCGCAGTGTCTGCCAATGGCATGACAAGGTTGAGCGTTACAAACTTTGCAAAGTTTATTCGGCTTGCGTTAGTTAACGGTGCTGCTGGAACTATTGTGTGCACTGCTGACTTTACCTATAAGAAGAAGGTGGCCTAATGCCCTACACTGTCCGAAAGTCAAAGGATAAGAAGGGAAAGACCCAGTGGTGTGCTTACAAGAAAGGGCAAGACAGCCCCAAGGCTTGTAGCTACGACAAGAAGAACATCCAGCTCTATATGGCAGTTGCTATGAAGAAGGCTGGGGAAAAAGGCAAGGTGAAGACCTATGGCGACTAAACAAGCACCCCCAGAGAATATGGCAGAAGTGGTGGAAGACGTTGAGACAGTAGGGCCCCGCATGGGCTCTGCTGCCCTTAACAGCGTTCTTCAGGGCATAAACCCGGAGGATGTTTCCGGTCTTTATCAGCAGCGAGGAACCGGTCTAGATGACAGGATGAACGCCGCACTTAAGATTCAAGAGTTTATTTCGGATGTTGGCAGTGTTGCAGATCGCCACGGCCTTACACAGCAGCAGCACTTTGACATGCTTACTAGTCTCGGTGGAAACGCCCCTATGGCTCAAATGCAGCAAAACATTGAGAGGGAGGTGCCTGCGGCACCCGCTGGTGCAGAGGTTGAGTCTGTTGATGACTACATGGCGTTTGAGGGCCCTGCTGGGGATGCTGACGTCATGGAGCCGCGAACGATGGCTGCACAACGCATGCGAGACAGAGAGATAGCATGAGTTGGGGTGTAAAGAAAAACGTTTCACACGCACTGCGTGTTGTGCAGATACAGCGGCTAAAAGAGCACTCTGAGCGTACGGGGCTGTCTATATCGCGCATTATGCGTGACGCAGTAGACTCGTACCTCGATGCACATATGAATGTGTCCAACATGGATGCTGCAATTAATTCGATAAGTAATGCGCTTTGCAGGCTAGAGGAAATGCGTAATGGAAGAGACAAAGAACCTGGTAAAGTCGAACATCTTTCCGAAAGAGTTCGTCGAGGGAGCTATCGCTGAGTGTATAGCCCAAATTAAACACAGCCTAGACACGCACAGAGATGACACGCAGATTAAGTCTGTGCGCAAGATCGACGGCATTAAGGGCACCTTCTTGGTAGCAGTAAACGAAGCAGCGTCTGTTGTGACAATGCTGGAGCACTACACTGACGCTGCCCTGTCTCCTAAACACAGGTTGGCGCGATACGTCTTGAAGAGCTTTGTCAAAAAGCTGCAAGGTATAGACGGGTTTATGCAGTCTAAGAGCGCAGCCAACAAAAGGGTGCTAGAGTTTGCGCAAACCATTACTGCGTTTCTTGTGACAATTCACACAGTCATGCACGCGGACACCAAGAAGAAGACTAGAGAGATGTACGCTGCTGAGTTCTGCGGGGACGACTTAGACGATTACGGGGCTAAAATTGCCAAAGTCATTACAATTCACTAAGCAGATTAAGCAGGAAATTGCTAAGTGTGCTCGAGACTTTGACTACTTTTCCGCAAAGTATCTTAAGATTGTAGACAAAGCAGGCAAGTTGGTTCCGCTTAAGCCAAACAAAGCGCAGCGAAGTTACCTTGCAGCATGTGAAAAGAACCCGTGGGTTTATGTTTTAAAGTCTAGAAAGCTTGGTCTAACGACCATTATTGCAGCACATAACTTCTGGTCTACGCTGTTTACGCCTAACTTTGCGACACTTGTGCTGGCACATACCGACACTGCAAGTAAAACAATCTTTCGCATTTACACGCGTTTCTACGACAACTTGCCTAAGTTTTTGCGTTTTCCGGTCAAGCTTTTGAACAAGCACGAGCTTATGTTTGAGCACGGCGGCTACATTGTTGCAGCAACTGCCGGGTCCGACTCTGCTCGAGGTGCTACCTATCACGCCATTCATTGCTCTGAGTTTGCAATGTACGACAACATCGAAAAGCTTATTGCGTCTGCAATGTCTACTGCTGGATCGAATGCTAGGGTCGCGCTAGAGACAACGGCAAACGGGCTCAACGACGCTCATAAGCTGTGGTTTAGTCCCGACAATGGATACGAAAAGCTATTCATTTCTTGGAAAGAAGCAGAAGATGCGGTCCAGAAAAAAAAGCCAGAGTGGATCCCAAAAGAAATAAAGGACATTGGCAAGCAATACAGCCTTAACAAGAACCAGATGAACTGGGCATCAGAGGTGTATACCAAAAGGTGCGCGGCTAACTGGAACACTTTCTTGCAAGAGTACCCTCTCGAGGCTCACCTCGCCTTTATCTCGGCAGGTAAAAAATTCTTCAACCGCGTATACCCGCATATAAAAGAGCGCCCAGGCTACGCATGCTTTGAAAATAAACGAAAGTACTCGGCGTACGTCATAGGCGTAGACACTGCTTCTGGATCGGACCATGGCGATTACTCCTCGTTTATTACTCTTAATTGCACAAATAAGAAAAAACCGCGAATTGTAAGCTCATTGTATGCGCGTTTACCTCCGTCTGAATTTGCGCAGCGTGTGCTAGATGAGGCTAAAAAATACGATGCGTTGGTCTGCGTAGAGTCAAACAGCTACGGCTTAAGCGTTATCGAATACCTCACAGGTCACGAGTGGGGCATGCTGTACAGGAGAACAAGGTACGACCGAGCAACAAACAGGTGGTCAGAGAACCTTGGGTTCAACACAAACGTCAGCACACGCTCTGTGATGTTAGCTAGATTGCAAGAATACATCTCTAGGGAGTGGCTTGATGTCACCGAAGAGAACCTAAAGTTCGAGATGAATACATTCGTATTCAACAAAAACGGCAAGCCGGAGGCCGACACTGGCAAGCATGACGACATGATTATGGCGACTGCGTTGGCGCTTATGGGCATGGATCAGGTCGAGCCTGATGCCCAGGTTAAAAAGCAACCTAAACCTAACAGCCTGTCCGAAATGTTGCAGTTCGAGTTGCAGACTGGCAAATTGTACCGCAAGTCGTCCCACTTCTTTGATGAAGAGGAGGACGAGCCAGCCTCACCGTCAGAGGTGTTGTATAATAGTTAATCGCCCCAGGGCGTAAAAGGAGAGAGTAATGGGACAGTTCTTAAGTAGTGAGGCCGCAGCAAGATTGAGCGAAGCTCTTGATGGAGATGTGGATATTGCAGGGGACCAACCAGAAGAGATATCGTCTGAGCCTACGGAAGACGTAAAAGAAGAAGTAGAAAACGAGGTAGAAGCAAGCCCTGAAGAGCCTGAAGAGGTGGCCGAAGAATCTTCCGACGACAGCCCGCAAGGAGAAGAGGAAGAGGAAGGCAAGGGGTCCATGCATCGCGTGCCGTACGACAGGTTTAAATCTGTAATTGACGCAAGAAACCAGTACAAGCACGAGACAGAGACGTTGCGACAGCAAATGCAAAGCATGCAAGAGCAGCTTAAGAGTTTGCAGCAGCAGCCAGCCAGCCGCCCCGTACAGCAGCAGTACTCGGAAAGCCAGCACAATGAAGAGGGCATTGATGAATACGTTGATCCGCTTGAAGGTAAATACTCAACGCTGGAAACACGCATAAATCAAATGGCTGTGTATCAAGCTGAACAGCAGCTTGAGGCAGAAATTAGCCAAGTGCAGTCATCTTACCCTGGCGTTCCCCGTGAGCTGCTCCTTCAAGCTGTTGTTTTAGATGGTTCTAGCGACCTGATGTCTATTGCTGAAAACTACTCGTCGCACATTGCTTCAATTGAAGAAGGTGCAATTGCAAGGCACGTTTCAGAAACAAAGCCTAAGCGTAGCACTCCCCCCAGGGCGGCGAAGTCTGGAAGCCCACGGGCTAAAATACAGGCAAGGCAAAGCAACGGTGAAGCTAAACCGCGTAACGTGGCTGAAGCATCAAAGGCTTTGGCTAAATTTTTAAGACAAGAAAACCCTTTTTCTTTTTAGGAGAATAAAAAATGGCTGGTGCAACACGCACAACATTCGATGCAATTCTTAAGGAATTTTACATCGGATCTGTAGTCGAGCAGCTCAACAATGAAGTGCTCGCGTTAGAAATGTTTGAGAAAGCAATTGTAGATTGGAATGGTAAGAAAGCTATTATCCCAGTTCACATTTCGCGGAACTCAATGAACTCAACCGCTCAGTTTGTACCTGAGTCGGGAACCCTTCCAACTGCTGGAAACCAAGGCTATGCTCGACTAGAGGTCACAGCTAAGTACCAGTACGGTCGATTCCAAATTACTGGACCTGCTATTGCTTCCGCTAAAAACGGCGGCAAGGGTGCATTTATTGGATACACCGACGCTGAGATGAACAAGCTTGTGAGTGACGTTCGAAACACTGCTAACCGTGTCTCCATGACAGGCGGTGCAGCAATCGGATATATTTACGAGAAGAAAACTCTCGTGACTCCGGCTGCTGGCCAGGTCAAAGGCGCTGGTGGCGGTACTGGTTTTGGTACTACGGTTTTTGCTTTCCGTGGAGATTACACTACACTGAACGCTGTTTCGGCTAACGCTACAGCCGCAGGTGCAACGTTGTCTGCAAGTGGAGATACGCAGTACTGGTGCCCGGTTGACCTTATTCGTATGGACACATACAACAAGGTTGGTACTGACCAGGCTGGTACGTCGAACATTAACTTCTTTGTTTCTGCTTTTGACGCTGCTGCTGGGACTGTAAGTATTTCACTTGGTACAAACTCAGGTGCTGCTGACAAGGCTGTTATTGAAACTATTTCTGCTGCTCTTCCTGGCGTTAAGGACGGAACTGCTGTTGCAGTTGTTCTTCGTCAGGTACAAGCTGTAGACAAGAACGGTGCTGGTAACAACCTTGGCGTTGACATGTCTGCGTTTGACGCAGCAAAAGCATACACGCACTGGCTCGAAGAGCCTGTAGGTGTTCAAGGAAACATGTCGCTTCCAACACACTTCGGTGTGACTCGGAACGTCAAAGATCCTTTAGCCGGTGCTAGTGCTGCTGCTGGGGCTATTACTGCTGACGGCACGGCTCCTCCTTTGCGTGGCTGGGTTTTCTGCGGAAGCAAGACTAACGCTACGTCGCTGTCGGGAGCTACTCTTGCTCTTGATAGAATTCAGCACTGCATTGACTCCGTACAGGTTGACGAACCAACCTTGTCCGGTGGCGGTGATGGGCGTATCGGTGGAGCGCATGAGGTTGATTGTATGTTGATGCACCCGCGTCAGCGACAGCAATACATCAAGCTGATGCAGGGGACGATCGCCATGCGTATTAACGCAGGACAGGGCGGCGGTCCAACCCGCAAAGGTGACGCTGGATTTTTGGATGTAAGCTACGGCGACATTCCAATTAAGGTGTCACGAGCAGTGCCTAACGGCTCTATCTTCTTTTTGCGGAAGAGCACATGGAACCTAACCGAGCTTGAGAAAGGTAAGTTTGCCGATCTCGACGGTGCCGTACTTAGCCGAATTAGTAACTCGGATGCGTACGAAGGTTTCTACCGATGGTACTGGAACTTGGTTTGCAAGCAGCCTAACTGCAATGCAATCCTTACGGGCCTCGAACTAGCCTAGAGGTGGTGGCGACGTGGAACTTCTACTCCAGATTTTACAAGCAATTGTTCTTTCACTTACGGGGTTCTACGTCGCCATGCTTATTGGTGAAAAAAGGTATCAAAAGGAACTACGTCGAGAGTCACCGGAGCCAGAACGGTACATCGACGTAGTTCCATCCTCACTGCAATACGGAGACTGACATGCCCGGATTACCTAGGGGTGACCGAATGGACCCTAAATCAATGGCTGCGCAGAATATGATTAAGTATGACGGCGCAGACCCTACTAAGCTGCTTGGTTTTTTAACTGACGTGGGGCTAACGATTGCTGATTTAGCAACTGGTGGTGGAGCTACTGCTGCAAAAGCTGCTAAAAAAGTTGCTAAAGGCGCTGCAAAAAAAAGCACAGAAAACCCTGAAGAAGAATTAGAAGACCCAGCCTTTGCAGACCCAGATAAAGCCGTGCCGATTCCAAAACGATTTACAGGAAATCCAGTAAAATGATGTGGCCATCTGACATGCCTGGTAGAATCTTAGATTCTAAAAGCGGAAAGACAGACGAGAAAAGAGCCTGGGACTTGTCTTTGTTGTTTTTGCAAGGCAATCAATGGCTGCAATACGATCGACGGATGCGAGAGTATGAGAGCATGCGCACACGCAAGGGTCGCGGCAGCAAGCTTACCGTCAACTTGATGTTGAACATTTACAGAAATGTTTTGTCCCACCTTACTCTCGCATACCCGTCTGTCGTAGTTATGCCTGCGTCCCCATCTAACGAAGACGTGTTAAAGGCTAAAAGCGCAGAGATGGCTTTGCGATACCACTGGGAAGCAGACGCCATGAAAGAGACCATGTCAAAGGGTCTTGAGTGGCTACTTACGTGCGGAACTGTTGGTTTCCACACGTACTATTGGTCAGAAAAAGACCGAGTACACACAGACCCTGTCTCTCCGTACGATTTGTTTTTTGAAAAAAACGTGTCCGACTTTGAGGAAAGCGAGTGGGTTGCTATACGCAGTTACCACACAAAGAAAAGCTTAAAGGACTCGTATCCAAAAGAAGCAGCCCGGATTGAAAAATTAAGCGGGGCTGACACAAACGAGGGTTTGTTGGGTGAAACACACCCGCAAGACAGAGTTGAGGTTTATGAGATTTACTGGCGCGATGGGCGTCACGCCATTATGGCAGGAAACATTTACCTCTTCAAAGAAGAAGACTACCCCATGGAGCCTCACCCGGTTCAGCTTGTGCGCTACACAGAAGTGCCGCTGAAGCTCTGGGGCATTGGTCTTCTAGAGCCTCTTATCGACTTGCAGCACTTTTACAATAAGTCGCGCACGCAAGTTATGATGAACGTTGAGCTCATGGGCAACCCAAAAATCCTCATCCCAAAGACGGCAGGCGTGGACGTAAAAGCTTTTAGCAACCGCCCTGGCGAAAAAATTATGTACAACGCAGCGGGTGGCAAGCCAGAGCAGTTGCCTCCTGTTCCTATTCCTGGATACGTCTTAGACAACATTACGCGCATTCAGTCTGAAATGCAGGACGTTGCTGGCATCCACAGCGTAAGCCTGGGCAAAAGAGCCGTGGGTATTAGCAGTGGCAAAGCGATGAATGTTATTACATCTCGCGACATGAGCCAATTGCAAATTACGCAAACGCGCATAGAGAAGGCTGCTGCTAGAATCGCAGAGACAACGTTAATGCTTATGAAGCAGTTTTACGATCAGCCAAAAATGATGCGCATGATGGACCAAGCAGGTCAGGTTATTTTTAATCAGCTTGACGCAACAAACCTTAACGACGATCCAGAGGTGTTCATTGAAGCAGGCAGTTTATTCAGAAACGAGGCGCTGGACAGGGATGCAAAGGTGCTTGAGCTACTTCAACTTGGTCTTATTGAAAAAGACCAAGCGCTGCAAGAGATCAGTTTCCGCACAGGCAACGCATTCTTAAGCGAAAAGATTATGTCTATGGCTCACGCTCGAGACATGCTTGGTTATGCAGTTGCAGGCGACAACATAGAGATCTTTTCTAGCGACGACATTAAAGTCTTCATTAAAGTGTTTGGCGACTTTATGCGCACGCCTGAGTTTTACATATTGCCTCAAGAGCGACAGGACTACATAGCCGACATCTTTGCCGCATTGACTACTGACGGAGAAGATGCATCGGCATACGCAGAGGCTCTTGCAAAACGCAAGGTCTGGCCTAAGCCAATGGGCTTTGCAGACAATCCTCAGGACAGAATGCAGGCGTTGGTGCAGGCAAACAGTCCAGAGGCGCAACAGCAAATGATTGAAGAGCAGGCAAACATGGCCGTGCAAAAACGAGTCGGAGAGGATATGGTGTCAAGGTCTCGTCAGCGAGATGAGGCCCTTGTAAGTCCTGTAGGTGGAGGCTTCTAATGAACGTTAGTCAGATAGCATCTCTGTTCCGATCCTACACTGATGAGCCTGACGCTACGTTTTTGACTGACGCGGATGTGTCAACATATCTTGCTCAAGGCTACAATCAGTTCAGATCGTTTGTGTCTGCTATAGATCCGTCTATTTACACTGAAACCGCTGACTTAGTCTTTAATGACACAGACAGCTATCAGCTTGCAGGCGGCGCTGTTTCACTGCTGGGTGGAACAATTACAGCAGGAAAAAACAGATTGGTTCAGATACAGAGCCTTATTAATGTAACCGGAAGCGTGCAAGGCATCGGTGTTATTTATCAAGCGGTTACGTCTATTAATGCGCTCGACCAAGCTCTTGACGCATACTTCCTTGAAGGAACTACGTTGCGGCTAGACAGGAACCTAACAGGAACTTTGCGAATAACATACACGCCAGAGCAATCGTCTACTTTGTGGTCTAACGTTGCAGCAGCTACGCATGTTGATGACCTGGTAATGTTTCACGACATGATAGCTTTGTATGCTTATGCGCAATATGCAATTAGAGACAACGCACAGAACGCCCCGCTTCTTTCTCAGCTTGCATCCAGAGAGTTTGCTCTTTCTGACTATTTATCCCGAAGGGTGTTTACTGGCCCACAGTATGTATCGGAAACGCTATCGTCATACATGGACAACTAAATGGCTGTACCATCTACAGAGATAAACGTACTTGATGAAGGTATTGAGCAAGACAGCCCGTCTAAGGGATCGTTTGCCCTTAACATGTTATATCGGAGGAATGCATGGGAGGTGAGGAAAGGCTTTGGGCAAGTATGCCAGCGTACGACGACTTTTGGTCTCCCGTCATCGGTTCCGGCAGGCCCAACGATGGGGATGAAGAAGCATCTAGGGTCGTACATGTTGAAGACAGACTTCGGTCACACACAGTGCTTATCGATCTTTTCTGCTCTGATACGAACAGGTGATTCTTTAAGCAACACAACAAAAACAAACTCTTACACAAGCTTTGTGGTTGTTGCTGAAATAGACGACTTAACTACAGGCGATCACTGGGAAGAGCCCCTATACACCCACACATCGGAAAGCAGTGGCTTTGGAAAAGAAGTTACCTCCACAAAAGAGCTTTGGGGGCAAGCTAATGTTTCTGATTACAGCGGGACGCCACCTCCTTACTGGAGGGGTCAATACACGACGTACAGGGAAAAAGATGTTACGTCGTTTAAAAGTGGCATGACTAATGACGCTTGTTTTTTTCACGAGTGGAAAGACTCATTGTATTTTGGCAGTAAGTCTTTAGGCGTATATATCTATAGGCCAATTATTGTTGGCAAGTCTGAGCGCAGAAACCTGTGTTACGAAGACACTAGGTTTACACGGTCCCCGTATGGAGAGCGATCTTTTGTAAGGCCGTTGGTCCCTACGGAAAACCCGGCGTTTGAGGCTGCTTACACGTATCTAAACAAAGCAACATTTCCAGGCGAAGTTGTTGACGTTGCCGTTATTGATGATCGTCTGGTGGTTGCGGCAGACAGGACGTTGTATTTTTCTGATCCTGGTCAACCTGGTTTCTTTGTAGGAATTAATCAAGTTTCTGTTCCAAGCAGAACTCCAATTACCGCCATAGAAGCTCACTATGGCCACCTTATGATATTTGCTGAAGACGAGACGTTTATGTTTCGCAGCGCTGGCGGCGCACTGTATGGCGGCGGACAGGTGTCTAAAATAGACGAACACGTAGGATGTTACGGCCCAAACGCAATAACAATAGCGAAGGGCAACTTGATGTGGTCTGACGCAAACGGTATCTACGCAACCACCGGAAACCTTGTCGTTAGCAAAATAAGCCAAGGCATAGAGAGTTTCTTTAGCGGATATTTTTCATCTCCGTTTACGAGCTACTACACGACAACAACATCTCCTGGTTACTCTACAACTGCAAACAAACAACCAAAGACACAATTTACGGTTTCTGGTGGAAATGCACACCTGTGTTACAACCCGGAGCTCGAGGCTGTTTTTGCAGTGTACCCTGATTCTGAGGCAATCTTTTGTTACAGCGACAACAGGTGGTCTTTATGGACAACGGAGACTCAGGCCACCAATACTGCGAACTTAGTAATTGCAACACAAACAATTACTAATTGTTGGATAGTGACTTCAGAAGACACCATGGTAATGGTTGGGTCACTAGACGAACAAACGTTTGACGACTCTGCTCAAACAAGCACAGGAAGCGCAGTTAACCTAGACCTTACCGCATCAAGCTATTATTTGCTTGAATACGGAAGAGGGGGCGGCATAGACCGCAGCGTGTGTTTAGGTGAAGACATGCGCAAGCCTTCAGGCTACTATCTGTACACCCCAAGCACGGGAAGGGCATCAACGTTTAGGTGCATGTCAGGAGTTCCAGAGCGTGTTCCTACTGGATATGCATTTCCTAACGGAAGCTGGACGATAGGGGGAGTAACCTACACCGTAGTTAGACCGGATGACATTATATACTGGGTGCCGATATGCCTGCTTATTTCAGACCAAACAAAGACTAAGTTAGAAAAATGGGAAGTCACTGTTAAGCTGGACATTAATGCTTGGGAGCCTGTTACGTACTCGAACAATAGCGACGTTGATTTTGTCGTTCCAAGCGCTCGCATAGTTACAAAGCCTGGTTACAACCCAGGCGCAGGAAATGCTACTGCAAGAGTAAAAATTGGAGCTACTGGCGTAGACATTAAGTGGGACAGAACAGAAGACCCGTCTACAAGGTACATGTATCTAGCGCCCAATATTAAAGTTCCAATGCTGTATTTGCCAATAAGATTAAAAACAGCGTCACACGCAGCATCTTTAAGTCAAATGGTTGAAAGGGTTGCAATGCCTCAAATTAGCTGGGTTACGTCTACAGGATCAGGTAATCAGGCTTTAGACGAGTGGGTTTGGAAAGAATATTTTATTGGCACAACTGAGTCTAGAAACTCTAACAACGTGTCTATGCCTGTAGACTGGGCGTACAAAACCAAGCAAGTGAACTTGAACGGACAGACAATGCTTAAAGCTCGTGGGCTTTTTGTTCGCATGTCTTCTCGAGGACCAGGAGACAACGACTCTAACCTGGTGCCGAACTACTTGTACGGTCTTTTTAATACGCTGTTAGGCTGTGACGAAAAAGGATGGGTTTCGCAGGTTGTTGACTACGACGGAGTTAGCAACGTTAACGCTGAAGCCCTAGACAAGATTGCAAAAAAGAACTCTATACGAACAAGGGTTCGCAACTCTGGTGCAATGGTTAACAAAGTGTTTGACCAGGCAGGCGTAACTTATGGGTCTAACACAAACACAACTGCCGGGAACTACCTAATAGACGACCAAGCGGTAGACGTAATTTCTACAAGCGACAGCGTAAGAGGCTCGTCGTTTAGCTACATGATGTTCGGGCATATACAAAACAGAGCACAGGCCATAAGGATTGAAGACGCAAAAGCATCTGTTCGCCAGCAGGGCAGCAGGCGAAGGACTGGTAAGTAGTGTCTACTTTTTTGCAAAAAGAGCTGCACGACATAGGCGGCACAAAGAGAGACGTAACCAACCAGCTTGTCCGAACAGACACGGTTGATTTAATCAACAAGCTTAGGCTGACAGTTCCAGGCACTTTAATTAACGTAAATCAAGGAAGCGAAGATTATGTAAACGCTTCGCCAGGAACGCACGCGTTTCCAGAGTTAAAAAGCGATTGGGCCCACATTAGCTCTCTTGGTGCCGGTACAATTTGCAACAAACAACTAACTGTTTCTGATAGCTCAATTATTGAAGGCGTTCACTT